TGGACAGGGAGGACAGCTCCGCTTAACCCGCATTCCTTTTTCCGCCCATGCCCGCACAGCGCATTCTGATGATCAAGCACGGCGCCCTTGGCGATGTACATTTTTTCTCGCGCGAACACGAAGGAGTTGATGAAATGGTTGCAAAAGGCATGGAATACCTGCAAAGAAAGCTTGTATCTCATCGTAATAGAGTGAATATGCGGTACAAACAATACTCAATGAAATACATTGATCAAGATGTTTCTGTTACGATTCCCAGACAGATCCGCGGGCGCTATCGTTCTGTCCTTGGTTGGTGTGCAAAAGGTGTTGATGCTCTTGCTGATCGGTTGGTATTTCGGGAGTTCACGAATGATGATTTTGAGGTAAATGAGATTTTCGATGCAAATAATCCAGATGTATTTTTCGACAGTGCGGTGCTTTCTGCTTTGATTGCATCGTGCTCTTTTGTTTATATCTCAAAAGTCGAGGATGGAGTGCCACGGCTGCAAGTAATCGAGGCTAGCAATGCCACCGGCATCATTGACCCAATTACGGGATTGCTAACAGAGGGGTATGCGGTGCTGGAACGAGATGATAAAGGAAATCCAGCTGTTGAAGCTTACTTTTCCCCAACTCAGACGGATTATTATTACAAAAATCCGGATGTCGAGAATTTCTCTATTGAGAATCCAACCGGTCATCCGTTGTTGGTACCGTTAATTCATCGTCCCGATGCAGTTCGTCCTTTTGGTCGTTCTCGTATCACTAGGGCGGGCATGTATTATCAAAAATATGCCAAACGGACGCTAGAACGGGCGGATATTACGGCGGAGTTCTACAGTTTTCCACAAAAATATGTGGTTGGCTTGAGTAATGAAGCTGAACCATTGGATAGTTGGAAAGCAACTATTTCTAGTATGTTGCAATTTACAAAAGATGCAGATGGCGACAAACCATCACTTGGACAATTTACAACTTCTTCCATGTCCCCTTTTACCGAACAACTGAAAACAGCGGCTGCCGGGTTTGCTGGTGAAACAGGATTGACATTGGATGACCTAGGCTTTGTTTCTGACAATCCATCTAGTGTTGAGGCTATCAAAGCAAGTCATGAAAACTTGAGACTTGCTGGGCGCAAGGCACAACGATCACTGGGTGCTGGGCTTTTAAATGTAGCGTACTTAGCGGCATGTTTGCGTGATGATTATCAATATTTACGAGAGCAATTCGTACAGACGAAACCTAAGTGGGAGCCGTTGTTCGAGGCGGATGCAAGTATGTTAAGTCTTATCGGTGATGGAGCTATTAAGCTAAATCAGGCTATTGAAGGCTTTGTCGATGGCGATACAATCCGGGATTTGACTGGCGTTAAGGGAGCTGATCGCAGTGGATGATATCGTACCATCGCTTTTGGAAAATATCCAAGCACAATTTGACAAGAAATCCTACAGCAGCACAAAGCTTAAAAAGGCATTGAAGCGACTAAGTGACAAGAAAGCTACTTACATTGATGTAAATGATTTTGCCATTGAAGTCGGTGAAATTTTAGCTGATGTCCTAGGTGCTAATATCACTGCCGAGATTTTGCCAGATGGGAAAATGTATTTCAACATTGCAGACCGCATTTTGAATCCAACTATGCAAAAGAATTTTGACTTGGTAAGTGGGTATGCGGGGGATGTTCAAAGGGAGTTGAATCAAGTTGCCGGAATCAAGCTAAAAGCACAATTACCTGTGATTAATCAGGACCGTATCGATGGCATTATCAACCGTGTGTCTAGTGAAGCAGATTTTGAAGCTATCAAATGGATCTTACAAGAGCCAGTTGTTAACTTCACACAATCGATTGTGGATGATGCTATCAAAGCGAATGTTGACTTTCATGCCAAGGCTGGATTGAAACCGACAATTACAAGAACAGTTCGCGGAAAAGCCTGTGATTGGTGTAAAAACCTAGCCGGAACCTATCCTTATCATGAGGAGCCGGAAAATGTTTATCAACGCCATGATCGTTGTCGTTGCACAGTTGAGTACAATCCTAAAGATTCTCGTGGAATTCAGGATTCTCACACCAAGAAATGGCGGGACCTTCAGAAAGATGCTAAAATAGAGGCGAGGAAACAGCTTGGAAAAGTTGTTGATAAAGTAGAAGTTTCTTTGCAGGAACAGCTGGACTTTGTTGACCCATTAACTGGCGAAAAATCATTTATTCCAAAAGATGCTCTTATCAAAAATTCTAAGACCATTGCACAAGGTAAAGAAATTAGAATTGTAAATCGTCTTGTTAATACCTACGGCGGCCGGTTACCGAACTGGAAGAAACGTGTTGGTAAGGTGGAAAGTGATCGATTTATGCATGATGTTCACTGGTATGAGAATAAAGATCGCCAATATGAGGCAAAAGTCAAATTTAGAAAGGAGAAGCCAGATGAAAACAATTGATGTTTATCAAAGTGAATTAGAAAAATCAATTTCCTTAGAGTACATTGGTCAGGTAAAGTATTCTGGTGAATCTTTTGGAATTGATTCTTTGACCGACGGCGAAGTTTATGATGTTGTACGAGATGAAACAGGCATGATTAAGATTGTAGATGATAGCGAAGAGGATTATATATATGACCTTATAAATCCCAAACCACTTAATGGTAGCTCTCCAGGAGGAAAGTTCAGTATTATTGATGATCCAAATGAAGAGTTAGCTAAATATATTTCATAGTAGCATTCAATTACTAAAATGTGATTGAGTGCTTTTTTTGTACCCAAAATTAAGGAGATGATTATTACGAAGGAAAAAGCAAAAATCAATATTCTAGGTACAGATTATACAATCTTTACCAATGTCAGCGAGCAAGAAAAACCGTTTATGAAGGACAACGACGGAGTAACGGATTTTACCACCAAAGAGATTTTTATTGCCATCTTGGATGATGGCGACCCGATGAACATGCAAAATATGCGTGTCTACGAGGATAGAACCATTAGACATGAAATTGTTCACGCCATTCTTTTCGAATCTGGATTAGATCACAACACGAAATGGGCTAGGGATGAAGAAATAGTCGATTGGATTGCTATTCAAACTCCTAAACTATTTAACATTTTTGAAAAACTGGAAGTGAAGTCCTAGCAATAGGGCTTTTTATTTTAAAAAAGAGAGGATTTTGCAAAATGAACCATGAAAAATTTATCGAAGAATGTGAAGCAATTGTATTCAATCGTGTTAAAGAGCGAATGACTAATGAGAATGGAAGTTGTCCCGTTTTTAGTGTGTTCGTTGTTTGGAGTTGCAAAACACTTCAAAATAGCAAGGCTATTCTAAGTGCTACATGCAAAGGAGCACCGATGTATGAAATCACTATGAATGGAGACAAGCAAGAAATCTATGTAGATACTTATACAAAAGAATCAAACGAACACATTAAGATTTAAGTTCTCCCAGCGATAGGGTTATCATGCATGCTGTGATTGAAGGAGGATTTCTATGACTACTAAAGTTAAAAAACGACTTGGTAATCAGCATCCTACTCAATCGGTAATTCTTCCATTTGATAAATCTCTATATCAAGAAGCGATTGATCTTTATGAGCGTACTGGTCTTGATTGCTATGAATGGCAATCAAATATGTTGGAGCCAATCATGGCAGTGGATGATGATGGCCTTTGGGTCCATCAGAAATTTGGCTATTCGCTCCCGCGGCGGAACGGTAAAACAGAAATCATCTATATGCTTGAATTGTGGGCGTTGGAGCAAGGGAAAAGTATTTTGCACACTGCACACCGAATTAGCACTTCCCATTCTTCTTTTGAAAAGGTTAAAAAGTACCTTGAAAAAAGTGGCTATGTTGAGGGTGAGGATTTCAACTCTATCAAAGCCAAAGGTCAGGAACGTATTGAGCTGTATAGTACTGGTGGTGTGATTCAGTTTCGAACTCGTACTTCTAGCGGCGGCCTTGGTGAAGGTTTTGACTTCCTCGTCATTGATGAAGCACAAGAGTACACTACCGAACAGGAATCGGCTTTGAAATACACCGTTACAGATAGTGATAATCCACTGACCATTATGTGTGGAACACCACCAACACCAGTTTCTAGCGGTACGGTATTCACTAACTATCGTGATGCTGTTTTGAAAGGCGGCATCAAATATTCTGGTTGGGCCGAATGGTCTGTTGAGGAAATGACTGATATTCGGGATGTAGAAGCATGGTACAATTCTAACCCGTCTTTAGGTTATCATCTGACTGAAAGAAAAATTGAAGCCGAACTTGGGGATGACGAGCTAGACCACAATGTGCAACGTCTTGGGTATTGGCCGAAGTACAATCAAAAATCTGCCATTACAGAGAACGAATGGCGGACACTGAAAGTTAATCGGTTGCCTGTTTTGAAAGGCAAGCTTTTTGTCGGTATCAAGTATGGCAATGATGGTGCTAATGTTGCGATGAGTGTTGCTGTCAAAACACTATCTGGCAAAGTCTTTGTCGAAACTGTAGATTGCCAGTCTGTCCGCAATGGAATGCAATGGATTATTAATTTTCTGAGAAATGCAGATATCGAAGCCGTTGTCATTGATGGTCAAAGTGGTCAGAGCCTGTTAGCACAAGAGATGAAGGAGTTTAGACTGAAAGAGCCGATTCTCCCAACGGTCAAAGAAATCATCAATGCAAACTCTTCGTGGGAACAAGCCATTTACCAACAAACCATTTGTCACAATGACCAACCATCGCTTACAACGGTTGTAACCAACTGTGACAAGCGAAATATTGGGACCAGTGGAGGTTTTGGATACAAATCGCTTTTTGATGATATGGATATTTGTCTAATGGATAGTGCATTACTTGCACATTGGGCTTGTCACAACGCCAAGCCTAAGAAAATTCAACAAATCAGGTATTAGATGGCTGTCAATTTTGGCGACCATTTTTTAATACACCAAATTACCGAACTGCCGGGCAAGCAGGAGAAAGGACGTTTAACATGTCATTTAAAGTTATCGAAACACAAGAAGAGTTAGATCAAATTATCGAAGGTAGACTAGCCCGTCAAAAAGAAGCATTGGAAAAACAGTTTGCTGATTATGATCAACTCAAAACTCGTAATGAGGAATTAGAAAAAGAAGTCGGCACTTTGCAGACTACCATCAACGAAACCAATGAGAAGGCGAAAACCTACAATACAACAATCTCAGATCTGAATGCGAAAATTGCTGGCTATGAAACAGCCAATCTACGAACGAAAATTGCATTGAAAAACGGATTGCCAATTGATTTAGCCGATCGTTTGGTTGGTGAAGATGAGGAAAGTTTAAATGCCGATGCGCAACGCTTTGCTGGGTTTGTTAAACCGGCGGCACCAGTACCGCCACAAGGAAGTACAGAGAAAAAACCGATTGTTGATAGCAAGACCGGTGCATACAAAGAATTGCTAGGAAATATTAACTTAGAAGGAGAGTAAAAATTATGGTGACATCAAGAGGAAATTTATTTCCAGAAAAAATCGTAAATGAGATTATTAGCAAGGTAACAGGTAAAAGTTCATTGGTAACTTTATCCAAACAAATTGCAATTCCATTCAATGGTCAAACAGAATTTGTTTTTACAATGGATAGTGAAATTGATGTGGTAGCCGAAAATGGCAAGAAGAGCCATGGTGGCATTACAGTTGAGCCAGTAAAAATGGTGCCAATCAAGGTGGAATATGGTGCACGAGTTTCTGATGAGTTCCTTTACGCTACGGAAGAGGAACAAGTTCCAATTTTGGAAGCTTTTACAGATGGTTATTCTCGAAAACTTGCTCGTGGTATTGATATCATGGGATTTCATGGGATCAATCCTCGATCTGGAGCTGCTTCAGCTGTAATTGGTGCTAATAATTTTGATAGCAAAGTGAATCAAATTGTGGAATATAATGCTGCTGATCCAGATGCAAATGTTGAAGCGGCAGTAGCAATGGTACAAGGAGCAGAAGGCATGGTTACAGGCATGGCGATGGCACCAGCGTTTTCTTCTGCGCTTGCATCATACAAGGTGAACGGCGTAAAACAATTCCCTGAATTGGGATGGGGTGCCAATCCTGGGACAATCAATGGTTTACAAACAGATGTAAATAACACAGTTTCTGCCGGTACGGATGACTTGGTTATTGTTGGCGATTTTGCCGATATGTTTAAATGGGGTTATTCAAAAGAGATTCCATTTGAAATCATCAAATATGGTGATCCTGATAATAGCGGAAATGACTTGAAAGGTTATAACCAAGTTTATTTGCGGGCAGAAACATATGTAGGCTGGGGAATTATGTCGCCAGAACATTTTGCAATGGTCAAAAAGCCAGCAACTACACCGGAGGGATAAAATATGGAATACCGTAACAAAAAAACTGGATTCTCTTTCTTTTCCGAATGTAAAATCAGCGGTGAGGATTGGGAACTTGTAGAAACTAAGGAAAAGATGGACAAGTCAGCACAACAGGATACTACTCCTGTTGTGCCTGTTCAAAATATTTCAGAACCAGTAACCGAACCAGAGCCAATGGTAGCTTCTGAACCAGACCCGAATGAACCGACAGGAAATGCTGATATTGATTCGCTTAGCAAAAAAGATATTATCCAAGAGTTGGAGGCCATGGGGATTGATCATAATCCTCGAGACAAAAAACAGGTACTTTATGATTTGATGATGGGGAAGTGATTGCGTGTCACTAGAACCTTTTGCAACTATTAATGATTTAGAATCTTTGTGGCGGCCATTAAAACCAGACGAGACCACTCGGGCAGAATCTCTGCTTGTAGTGGTCTCTGATTCTTTAAGAGAAGAAGCAAATAAAGTCGGCGTGGATTTGGATGCAATGGTAGATTTTCGGCCAACGTATGCCACCGTAGTAAAATCTGTGACTGTGGATGTTGTAGCCCGCACATTGATGACTTCCACTAATCAAGAGCCAATGACACAGTATTCCCAAGGTGCTTTAGGGTATACCGTCTCAGGTTCTTATCTTGTACCTGGTGGTGGACTGTTTATCAAGAATACAGAATTGAGCCGCCTTGGATTGAAGCGCCAACGTTATGGGGTGAATGAGCCATATGAATATTGAAGGGATCACCATTACTTTGATTGATAAGAAGGAAGTCGGCAGAGATCCGTTTGACAAGCCAATCTATGATGATGTGCCAACACCTGTGGACAATGTGTTAGTCGCTCCAACTTCATCTGATGATATTATCAATCAGCAAAGCCTTACTGGGAAAGTTGCTGTTTACACCTTGGCCATTCCAAAAGGAGACTCTCACGACTGGGAAGACAAGGAAGTTGAGTTTTTTGGCCAACGTTGGCGGACATTTGGATTTCCAACAGAAGGCATTGAGAATTTGATTCCGCTAAGTTGGAACAAGAAAGTGATGGTGGAGCGTTATGGCTAAGTCGAAATTCAAACTGAATCAAGCAGGTGTTGGCCAGTTGTTGAAGTCGGCAGAAATGCAGAATGTTTTAGAAGAAAAAGCCACTCCCATCAAGAATAGATGTGGGGATGGTTATGGCCAAGACGTATATGTCGGTAAAAGTCGGGCAAATGCCATGGTGTACGCTGATTCATCAGCTGCTAAACGGGACAACATGAAAAACAATACGATTTTGAAGGCGGTGCGCTAGATGATTGAACTCGTAATCAAAAATTACTTGGATGGTCAGCTATCTGTGCCGGCTTTTTTAGAGCGACCTGAAAAACCACCAAAGAAATATGTTCTTTTCGAAAAAACGAGTAGCGGTAAGATCAATTATTTGCCTTCCGCTACTTTTGCTTTTCAAAGCTATGCGCCGTCGATGTATGAAGCGGCAGTGCTAAATGAAGAAGTGAAGGAAGCTGTCGAGGGGATGATTACACTTGATGCAGTCAGCAAGATTTCTCTTAACAGTGACTATAACTTCACTGACACAACAACCAAGGAATATCGCTATCAAGCGGTATTCGATATTAACTATTATTAGGAGGTACAGAAATGTCAGATGTAAAAAATGTAACAACAGCAAAGCCAAAAGTCGGTGGCGCTGTTTATTCGGCACCGCTGGGGACAACATTACCAACGGATGCTATCACTGCATTAGATGCAGCGTTTAAAGCGCTAGGCTATATTTCGGAAGACGGGATGACCAATGCCAACTCACCAGAATCAGGTAATATTAAGGCTTGGGGCGGTGATACGGTTGCCGTAGTACAAACTGCTAAGGAAGACACTTTTGCTTACACTTTGCTTGAAGTTTTGAATCCCGATGTACTGAAGGAGGTATACGGATCTACGAACGTATCGGGGACTTTAGAAACAGGGATTACCATTAAAGCGAATGCTACCCCGATGGAAGAACATATCTTAGTCGTAGAAATGATCATGAAGAGTGGAATTTTAAAGCGGATTGTAATCCCAATTGGCAAAGTGTCAGAAGTCGGTGAAATCGTCTATAAAGACGATGAAGCAAGCGGATATGAAACAACCATCACAGCTTTGCCTGATACCGATGAAAATACGCATTACGAGTACATTCAGAAACCAGCTACTGGCGGTGGCGAAACAGGAGGAACTGAATAATGGCCAAGTCAAAACTTATCAAAGGTAAAACAAAATCTGGTTTTTCATACCAAATTGAGGAAAGCCGCTTGAATAACTATGAGCTACTTGAGTTAATTGGGGAGCTGGATGAAAATCCAGTAGTCATCTCAAAAATGGTAGTCATGTTACTTGGTAAAGAACAGACTGCTGAGTTGAAAAATCATTTACGTGATGAAGATGGGTTAGTTCCAACCAACAAGATGACCGATGAAATTACCGAAATCTTCCAAAGCCAAGCAGAAACAAAAAACTCTTAACCCTTGCCAGAATGATACGCATCGACGAGAACGCATTGATCTGTGATCTCGCTGAAACTTATCACATATACGATTACCGACAGCTGCCTCTTTCATTGGTAGCTGTTTTTTCTTGCGGATTACGCGAGGACTCTCGCATCATGCTACGGCTAGCTAATCAACAGGTTTCACTAGATACCATGTTGCTGGCGCTAGCAGCTGACCGACTTAGCACTTTGGTTTGGTTTAAAACTAAGGATGGCCAAAAAGGAAAGAACCGACCGGCAATGATTAGCGAAAGTCTTGGTAGTGATCAACGGCAAGAAAAAGATGTAACTGTATTTGAATCTGGTGAGGATTTTGAACGTACAAGGTTGAGATTGCTAGGAGGTGGGAGTTAGTGGCAACTGAATTAGGTCAAGCATATGTTCAAATTGTGCCATCAGCAAAAGGTATTTCTGGTGCAATTTCAAAACAAATCAATCCTGAAGCAGATGCTGCTGGTGCCTCTGCTGGGAAATCACTTGGTGGCAAGATGGTATCTGTCATCAAAGGTGTTGTTGCTGGTGCGGCAATTGGCAAGATGTTTCAAGCCTCACTAATGGAAGGTGCTGACCTCCAGCAATCGCTTGGTGGTATTGAAACGCTATTCAAGGGTTCGGCTGATAAAGTAAAAAAATATGCGAATGATGCATACAAAACAGCAGGACTCTCGGCCAATGACTACATGGAAAGTGTAACCAGTTTTTCTGCATCACTTTTACAATCCATGGGTGGCGATACAGATGCCGCTGCTGATAAAGCAAACATGGCTTTGATTGATATGTCAGATAATGCCAACAAGATGGGTTCTAACATGGGCGATATCCAAAATGCTTATCAGGGTTTCGCCAAGCAGAACTACACTATGTTGGATAACCTGAAATTGGGATACGGTGGTACAAAAGAAGAGATGCAACGTCTCTTAACTGATGCCGAAAAATTAACTGGTGTTAAGTATGACATGAGTAATCTTGGCGATGTATATGATGCTATCCATGCGGTGCAGGAAGAACTGGATATTACCGGTACAACGGCCAAAGAAGCTGCAGAGACATTCAGTGGTTCATTTGCATCTATGCAAGCTGCCTTTAAAAATGTACTTGGTAAAATTTCGCTTGGAATGGATATCAAAGATGATTTGAATGCATTAGCAGAAACGGTTTCGACATTTCTTTTTGGCAACCTTATTCCTATGGTAGGGAATATTCTCAAAGCCTTACCAAGCGCCATTGGAACATTGCTCCAAGCCGGTTTAAAAGAAGTATTCAGCAAGCTTGGTGTTGATATCGATGTTGATGGTATTTTCGGAAAAATAAAATCGGCATTTGAGCCATTAAAATTAATTGCGTCTGATTTAAAAGTAATTTTTAAAGGTGTTATCAGTGTAGTAAAAGAATTTTTCAGCTCGTTAACAGCTGGAAGCTCCATTAATGCAGCGGGTATTTTTGATGCCATTTTAAATGCAATAAAGAAACTGCTGACATGGATTTCGAAAGGTACTCTGCAAGCAGCACTTTTCATGGAAAAACTTAGAGATACAGGAGCTTTTAAAAGTCTTTCTAGCGTCGGTGAAAAGGTAGTTGCTGTTTTTAGTAAGATTTCGGGTAATGCCACGTCGTCAGCTAAGTCTATTGACTGGTTCGGGCTTGCATTTAAAGCAATTAAAACAGTTGTTTTGAGCTTTTTGGGACCGATTGGTTTAGCAATCAAAGCCTTCACATTGATAGCACAAGTCATTGGTGGTGGAGAAGTACAAACGGGTATCAATCAAATGATTGGTGGTTTTGGCACGTTAGCACAAGGTATATTACAAAATGCGCCTTTAATCGGTAGCTCGTTTGGAATGGCCATTCAAGGAATTTTGACAGCTATTGCCGCAGCGCTTCCTGGAATCATTTCAGGAGGCTTACAAGTCGTTGCTGGATTTATTTCTGGAATTGCTCAAGGACTACCATCATTAGCTTTAGCAGCAACACAGTTGATTATGGCTTTTACAGCGTCGCTTTTGTTGCTGATTCCTACAATCGTATTATCTGCCACCTCAATAATCGTGGCATTTATTGGTGCATTTACATTGGCAATCCCGACTATTACTGCTGCTGGTGCTGGATTAATTTCAGCACTATTGCTAGGGATCGCTGCTCAACTACCGATGTTAGTTGCATCTGCTACGACATTGATTGTGAAGTTTTTAGGTGAACTTACAAAAAATGCGCCAAAAATTGTAGCAGCAGGGATGTCGCTGCTTGTCTCACTTATTCAGGGTATTACGAATAAACTTCCGGATTTTGTAACGTCAGTTGTAAAGTTGATCGTCACTTTTTTGAGTACTCTTGCAAGTAATATGGGTAGTATCGTAAAAGCTGGTGTCGATTTAATTGTTAATTACATCAATGGTATCGCTTCGCAAATTGGTCGAGTAATTGAAGCTGGTGTCAATCTGATTGTCAAAATTTTGGAAGGAATTGCCGACAGCATTGATGACATTGTTTCAGCAGGGATGGATGTTGTTGACTCCATTGTTCAAGGTATTCTTGATGTGCAAGACCGATTATTTTCCGCCGCTGAAACATTGATTCGTGGCTTTGCTGACAATATTAGAAATCATGAAGATGAAATGAAGTCTGCCGCTGGTGATTTATTAGATGCATTAGCCAGTGCCCTTTTACCTGATTTTCTTTATGAAAACGGGAAAGCGATTATCGATGGTTTTAGACGAGGGTTGGAATCAGCTTTTGAAGGGGTCAAAGATTTTGTTGGCGGAATTGCTGGTTGGATTGCAGATCACAAGGGGCCTATTTCATACGATAAAAAGCTACTAATTCCAGCAGGACTTGCCATTATGGGCGGTTTAAACGATAGTTTGCTAAACGGTTTTAGGAATGTGAAGCGAACAATATCCGGAGTGGCTGGCGAAGTTCAAGACCTGATTAATGATGGGATTGACACTAGTCAACTATTAGATGACGAATGGAATCCAGAAGCTTCGTATGCTGCTGAAGTAATTAGAGGACAAAATGCGTCATTTGGAGCTTATGGCCAGGATCAATCTTCAGTAGTTAATAATTATCGAGGCATGATGGAAGGTGCAATCTTCAATGTTCGCCAAGATTCTGACATTGATGCGATTGCGGCTGCACTATACCAGCGTCAACAACAAGCATTAAATCGTAAAGGATTGAGAGGTGCATTTTAATGGCATTACCAAAGCAAGCTCTCAATTTTGATGGCCAATTTTTAGAAGAATTGATTCCAGGCTATCAGACATTACTCGTTGAGGGCCGGGAACTTTATGAAACAGAGAATAACTATGTACAACTGGGGATTCGGGATGGTGAGAGCCATGTTTATAACCGGATTCCAGCCCGAAAAATCAAAGTCCATTATTTGCTAAAAACAAATGGGAAAGAGGATTTTCGAGATAAATTTAATCGCTTGAATGTAGCCTTGTACACTGAAAAAGAAGTCGAAGTTTGGTTTAATGATGAACCGGAAATGTATTTTCGCGGATCAAAAAGTACAGTAGAGCAGCCAGAAATGACGGACTACTATGCTACGGGAACCTACAATATTTACTGCGGTGATCCATACAAATACACTCGGAGCGATGCAACTTCTGTAACTTGGGGTTCCACAACCATTACTTTTGATGCAAATTACCTGATGGGTAACACAGGGTCTGGAGCTGTGGATCTTCCGATTATCATCGAAGCCGGAGCATTTTGGGGTTCGACTATGATTACTTTTGGTAATCAGAGCTATTTGATGGGGGATGAAGGCCAGGAAATTAAACCGATTGAACTTTATCCGACTGTTGAGGGCCTAAAAGTTAAGCCGGTCATAACATTGACTGGTTCGGGTGAAGAGGTCTGGATTAAGACACGAGAGGATATGATTAATCTTGGCACATTCAAGAATTCAACCATTCGAATCGATACTAAAGATTTCTATATTGAAAAAAATAGTAAGCCAATGATTAGACCAATGAATGACTTCTATCTCTATCCGAATGAGCCGTTATACGTTCAAGCTAAGTCCAGTGATTTTCGAATTACAATTGAATATCAAAATCGTTATTTGTAGGGAGGAAATTCAATGTTAATGACGATGAATTTAAAGCGAGAGTACACAGCCATCCTACAAAATGCATCTAAAGTTTCTTACACCAAATTAAAAAATCAGATTGGGGATCTCTCATTTGAGATGCCCCTTTTTGATACAAAAAATAGTATGATTCAAACTTTACAGTGGGTTGAGCTAACTGATAACCAAGGTGAGTACATTGGTTTGTATCGCATTATGCCGTCGCAGACCAAAAAAGATGCCACCAATAACACTATTAGTTACACTGCTACCCATGCATTAAGCACGCTGCTGGATGATATTTTGTTTGGCTATCATGAAGTTATTAATCGAACGACAACAGAAGCCATCAATTATCTACTGTCAAAACAAAGTACTAAAAACTGGATATTGAGAAAATGCGATTTCAAGCGATATTTTTCGTATTCATGGGAAAACGAAAACGGCTTGGCAGATGCGCTTTTTAGTATTCCTAAAGCTTTTGATGAAGATTATCGGTTTGAGTGGAATACACAAGTTTACCCATTTGAATTGTCCCTCATTAAAGTAGCTACTGAGCCTACCTGTCGTATACAAGAGGGATATAACTTGGAAAGCTTACAAATTGACGTTGATCCAACCAATTTAGTTAACCGGATATATCCACTCGGTGCAGGCGAGGGTGTCAATCAGTTAAACATTAAATCCGTTAACGGTGGTAAAGAGTATGTCGAGGATACTGCATCTATTAAAAAGTATGGTTTGCAGAAATACATCTGGGTGGATAGCCGTTTTACTATTGCTCAGTCCTTAAAAGACAATGCTAATGCGATGCTGAAGAAATGGAGTAGTCCCAAAATAACTTGGACAATCAAAGCTGTGGATTTGATTAAACTGACTGATTCACCTTTAGATATTGATAAGTTACGTGAAGGGTCTGTAGTTATGATCAACACCAATGATTTTGGCTCTATCAATTTGACCATTAATAAGGAATCCAAATCTGATGTTTTTGGTGCTCCTCATGATTTAAATTTGGAACTCGGTAATATTGGTGAGGATATCAACACGACGATGGCTGATATACAGCGAAAACAGCAGATTAATGAAACCTACTCGCAAGGTGCTACCACGCTTTTTAATAAATCCTATGCTGACAATTGCGAATCAAAATTTCCTGCTGTAATGAAGTTTAATATTGATGATGATGTGGTGCACATTAATACCATTGATTTAGACTTTGAGACCTCTGCTTATCGCGGATACACCCAAGCAGTTAAGGGTGGAGGTGCAACCGTTAAATCGACATCAGCTGGTGGAGCAACCACACAGACAAGCTCAAGTGGTGGCGGGTCAACACAGACATCAACTTCTGGCGGTGGCGGTACTCAAACCTCGACTAGCGGTGGAGGAGGAACTCAAACCTCAACTAGTGGCGGAGGGTATTCGAGTGGGTCAACCTCAAGTAATGGCGGAGGTTACAGTTCAGGTTCTACTACCTCGTCTGGTGGCGGCTCTACCCAAACGTCTAGTGCTAATGGGAGTCACCGACATAAGATGTTTGAAATGAAAGTTGGGGCGGTAGCTGTTACTACTGGGACTCGTTTTTCGGCAGGTGCTACTGAGCTTGGCGGAGATAGAAATGTTGCTATCTTTATGCCAGATGGAGCTACTGGAGACTTGTGGACAAAGGATGCTGCTAGCAATCACTCTCACAATGTGAATGTCCCTAGTCATAGTCATAACTTTAACATTCAAGTGCCAGCTCATAATCATGGATTTAATATTTCTATTCCAAGTCATAGCCACAATGTGAGCATTCCCAGTCATAGACATAAAGTCACGATTCCGAATCACAGGCACAAGGTCACAATTCCGAATCACACGCATAAAATCACATTGCCAAACCACACTCATAAAATTGAGCTGCCAGCGCATACGCACCCGTTAGAATGGGGAATTTATGAAGACAGCGAACGACCAACGCAAGTGGACATTTATGTGGATGGCGAAAAAATTAGTCATAACGGCACATCAGCAGATCGTTTGAACATTGTTCCGTATCTGAAAAAAGATAGTAGCGGTAAGGTCACTCGCGGTAAACACACAATCGAACTTAAACCAAACAAGCGGGCTAGAATCACCGCTGATATCACGGGACGGGTATTTATTCAAAGCCAATTAGGAGGGCAATTTTAAAATGAAACTACATGTAAAACTAATATCTGATATGGAAGAAATCGTAATTAATGAAACTACCGGGCGGACGCTGCAAGACATCTTTGAAGAGATGACGAACAACGAGACGCCTTTTTTGATGCTGGGCCAACGAATCATTCAAAAATCAAGTATTGAATATATCACAGCAGAGTAGGAGGGATACCATGGCATATGTACCTGTAGAAAAAATTGGATATGACGAGGTACTACGGCAAGGTACCGATAAAATTAATAAAACAATTGATGCTGTAAATGGTGCAGTAGTCAAAGTTGACGGTTATGAGGTTGAGTTAGAAGCTGGTATAGATGAAGCCAAACAAATCGCCGCTGATGCCGGTGCTGAAGCAGTCCAGATTGCGACAGACGCCACGGCAAGTATCGAAGCGACTGCTAATCAAGCCAATGCTAATAGCCAAACGGCCATCAACACGGCTAATAATGCAGTATCCACTGCTAACCAAAACAAGCAAGAGTTTGACCAGTTGCGAAACGATTTTGATGATTTGGTAGCAGAAGCAGGGGATAGCAACCCTGAAATCGTGCAAGCTCGGACGGATACAACAGGCATCAAACAGACCACGCTGGCTAACCGGTTATCAGTCGATTTTGCCGACCGCATGACCAAAGCCGACGGAATTGAGATGCTTTCTGGTACTACCAATGTTAAAAAAATGATGGATTTTAACGGAAAAACTGCTGGTAATACGGCGACCAATCCTCACCAAGGATTTTCTGACTTTACAGCCAAGGCACTTAAAAAACCGACCGATACCTGGAACGAAGTCGGTCAAAGCGACTACAACAAACTAGCTAGTCGTGACGATTCCGGAGTCTCCACTGGGTCCACGTCAAATGGAGTTATCCCACAACAATTGTATAAGCTAAATGCTGTTGAGACTGTTAAATCAATGGCACCCCAGCTTTTTGAGGGCTTAGATGATGAGATGGCAGTGCAGTTTGTTAAAGATAATTTTGTTTCACTAGTCCTGACAATTCGCGGTAAAGCATCAAGTCCAAACAACAAAAATCTCAAAGTATCTATGTACGTAGCTAGCGCTGATACATGGACAACTCAAATCCAAGGGGATGCTACCGAGTACACGGACTTTACCGTGCAGGTCAATGACGTTAACTACATTGGTGATGATGGCTTTGTTTATGCAATTGCTTATTCTGATTTTACCAACGGTGTGACAGCAGCGAGTATTGATGTTGACTACGTAGGTATTTCAGCTGAAGTATCGATGAGTTCATTGGATGTATTGGAAAAAGCGGGCTTTGCGAAAACCGAGGATGTAGCAAGCCAAGCTGACTTTGATGTGCATACAACTAATAAGCAAAATCCGCATGGTGTGACTAAATCGCAAGTGGGTTTAGGTGATGTTGCCAATTTTTCTGTGGCTACAGAAGACGAGGCAAAAGAAGGTTTGGCGGATAATAAGTACATGACACCTGCTAAGACAAAGCAGGCAATTGAGTCAAATCAAGATGTACTTGTTACTCATATAACTGGCGGGTTAGACACCAACGTGACAGTAGGCGGGCTAAAGACAGCTAACATCTTTAAAATCGGAGGTATGTTGTGTTTGGCTTTAAACATACGTTTGTCAGTTACAAAAGATTACGTTCAAGCCACTAACTGTTTTAATATAGGAACAACTTTACCATCTGGGACAACGTTAACGATGCCAATTGCGACTAGCGCAGGGTCGTCTCTTAATAGTTTGAGATGTGGGATTTCAGATGATGGTATGGGTAAGCTATATGGTACAAGTACTAGTGCCAATGGAGTATATATTGTGTGCGGGATTTTTCCTATAGTTCCTGCATAAATTTAGCAATCGGCACACGTCGGTTGCTTTTTTTGATTGGAGATGAGGTTTTGGTTTGTGGGAGAAACTACTTGAAGTCAATAGCCTGTTATTAACATTTGGCTTTGGCACAATCGGGTCCATCCTGATTGCAATATTTAAAAAAGTTAGCAAATCACGAAAAGAGACAGAGGCACATGCTAAGAAAGCAAGAGATGAGACGGAAATACGGCTGAAAAATTTGGAGTTTGCCAATGTGGCATTACTCCATGACAAAATTTATCAGCAGTGTACCGTCTTTTTAAATGAGGGCTGGATTAGCGTGGATGATTTGGAAAACTTGGATTACCTGTGGCGGGGCTACCATAATCTTGGAGGAAATGGCACAGGAGAAATTTTGTACAACAAAGTCAAAGCCTTGCCAAACAAAGATTGGCGAGACCAAGGCTATCAAACAGAGGAGGAAAAATAGATGCCAAAATTATCAAATGAGCAATACGACATGGCCAAAGATTGGGTCATGTTTTTTATTCCCGGAATCAGCACAGCGGTAGGTGTTATCGGTGCCCTTTGGGGAGTTGACCCAGATTTGCTGACAAAAATTGTTGGGACTATCACCGCACTAAACACTTTAGGCGGCGTGTTCTTAAAAATCAGTACAAACCAATACAACAAAGGAGATGAATCAGAATGACTTTAAAAATTGTAGACTTATCTAATAACAATGATTCAAAAAAAATTAAGGACTATCCTGCTGATGGTTATATGTTTAAAGCAACGGAAGGTAATTACTTTACCGATAAATACTGTGACCAGTTTGTCCAACAAGCTATCAAAGCCGGCAAAGTCTGGGGAGTTTATCACTTCATGGATGGGTCTCCATGGCAAGCCCAAGCAGACCACTTTATTGCGGCTACAAAAGGATATGTGGGGAAAGGTATCCTTTGCTTGGACTACGAAGAATACGGCCGTCAAGGTACTGATATTGCTAAAAAATGGCTAGATTATGTATATAAGAAGACTGGTGTTAAACCTGTAGTTTATACTAGCGTATCGGTTACGAAAGAAGAAAATTGGTCAGCAGTAGTCAAAGCTGATTATGGTCTTTGGGCTGCTGATTATACGCCACCACTCGATAAACTAGGCTATTGGAAAGCTCCAATGATGTGGCAGTATACATCAACGCCTTACGATAAAAATACTTTCTATGGTGATAAATCGACTTGGAAGAAGTATGCGGCTAAAGGTGGTTCTCAACCAAAACCAGAAAAACCAACTCCGCCAACTACATCTAAGCTGCCAAGCTTGGAAAAACTAGCGACTGATACTGCTGCTGGTAAATATGGCAATGGCGATCAACGTAAGAAAAATCTTGGGCACCTTTATCCAGGTGTTCAAGCTATCATCAATCACCGAGCTGGTGGTTCAACTGAAACTGCAGTTAACATTCTTGTCAAAGAAACCTTAAAAGGGTTTTATGGCGATGGAGCCAAGCGTGTAGCGCGGTTAGGTAACTACTTCAAACCAGTACAGGCTAAAATTAACAAAGGATAAACGAAAGTCACCAGGTCTCAAAAAACGAGGGCAGAAAGCTCTTAATAAGAACCAGATACCTTTCTAAAAAACAAAAATCCCCGGAATTTTTCGGGGAATACATATATATATTTAGCTATATGTTATTCTATGTACTACAAGCTGGCGGTTTTTTGAATGTATTTTGAATGCATAAGCGGAGATATATGAGGATAAATTAGGATTCTGTTGTAGTTAAAAATATTGAAATATCAGTAAAAAAACTGAATCAGATTAAGTGAGAATGTTATCGAACCGATAATACGGTCTCAAAGACGCCAACGCTGCGGAATAATTCTAACTTGCTTAGAACAGCGGTGCGAAAGCATTTTGGAGGTTTCTTCCCTAGCCGGAGGAACCTCTTTTTTTGCTTTTGAATGCCATATTGAATGCCATTTGAGAAAATAATTTAGACAGACATGAACTGTGCGAAGCGATTGCCTGTTTTTTTATCTTTTTTATCGGTGACATGTGCATAGACATTCATTGTTGTTTTGATGTCTGTGTGACCCATTCGTTCTTGGACTTCTTTGATGGGGACACCGGCCTCAAGTAGCAAACTACAATGGGTATGTCTGAAGCCGTGAACCGTCATGTGGTCCAGATTATTATCCGCAATTAGTTTTGTTAAATGATGGTTCAAAAAATCTAGATAGAGGACCTTATTCTCAGGAGAGGTAAAAAGCAGCTGATCAGATTCCAAGGTGTTGATTCGAAAACGGAAGAAATACTCTTTCTGATGAATTTTCCATTGGCGAATCAGACGAAGGGTTTCATCGTCTAGCGAAAGTTCCCGTACGCTTTTCCTAGTTTTTGGAGTTTGAAAGATTAGCTGCCATCCTTCACCAGTAGCCAACGTCTGCTTTACAGACAGCGTACCGTGAGCGAAGTCGATGTCTTTCCATCTTAATGCATGGAGTTCGCCTTTCCGGAGTCCTGTAAAAGCCAGAATCCGAAACATCAGGTAAACCATCTCATCACAATCATTCTTGACAGTTTTTAGAAAGTCATTCAACTGACTTTGGCTGTAGTATGGAGCAGCATATTCTTCTTGATCAATATCCATCTGTCTTTTGGGCCGAATGATACCGGACATTGGATTAGTAGTCAGAAGCCGTACGTTGATAGCATACTGAAAAATTTGAGAAGCAATCATAATTAGATTATTAAACTTCTTGTAGTAAGTAAACCAATGATTCACCTGTTCCTGGCAATAGGGGATGGTAATCTTACTAATCGGAATTTTACCAAAAGAAGGGAGTACATGTTTTCTAAGCGCCAGTTTTTGAGAAGTTAACGTGCTTGCTTTAACCGTATGCTTGTATTGCTCAATCCACATATCTGCTACTTTTTCGAATGGAAGGTTGCTATCCAAAATGAAGTTAGCGTTAGTCGATTGAACGTTCAGCCGAGATAAAGCAACATTCGCTTCTTGTCGAGATTCGAAGCCACGTCTAGTTGTTTTCTTTGCTTTACCAGTCTTCGGATCCTTACCAAGATAAACCTGAAACATATAGGCATCGGATCCATCTTTCTTTTTGTACTTTTTTATTTTAGCCATAGTAATTCGTCCTTTCGTGCCCGCCAGCATGTAGTAGACGAATGTTTTGTATCACTCCTTTACATAATTGATAATTCCCCGGACACGAATCGAACGTGTACAAGCTCACCAGAGCGGGGAGGATGTTGTTTCTGGTTTTTTAATATCCGTTTTTCTTATCTTCTTCAGCAAGTCGTGCATTTTCAGCATCAATTGCTTCTTGATTCTTTCTATCTTCCTCAGCAAGTCGTGCATTTTCAGCATCGATCGCTTCTTGATTCTTTCTATCTTCTTCAGCAAGCCGTGCATTTTCAGCATCAATCGCTTCTTGGTTCTTTCGGTCTTCCTCAGCTAATCGTGCATTTTCTGCGTCAACCCTTGCTTGTTCTTCTGCTTGTTGTCTTTGTACTTCAGCTTCAACTCGTGCATTTTCGGCATCTATTGCAGCTTGCTGGTCTGCCTGTTGCTGCTGGTATTCTGCCTCAACCCGTGCTTCCTCGGCAGCATTGGCGTCCAATTGAGCTTGCCATTCTGCTTCTGCTTGTGAGTTTGCTGCATCGATTGAAGCTTGATCATCATCGTTGTTAGATGATGATGCTACCACTGATGAACTTGAAGTAGATTCTTCAGTCGTGCTAGAAGAAATTGATGAACTAGATTCCTTTGTTGAACTAGAATCTTTCGATGAGTTAGATTCTTTTGTTGAACTCGACATTTTTGTGGTAGTTTCCGTAGTAGAAGAGGAGCTGTTCGTTGATGCTTTATTATCAGAACAACCTGATAGCGCAGCTAATACTACTAACCCTAACATGATTTTTTTCATTTTTTGATCTCCTAACTTGGTAATTTATTGTTGTCCAGTATTCAAGATATAAACTGAATCCCCGTTAAAATGCATGATGCATCCTTTATAAAAGTGGACTTGGCCAAACTTTGCTGAATAATAGCAGAGGGCTTCGTTCAAGACTTCGACTTCCACCTCTAAAAATTCAGCACATTCATATTATGTACTTAAACCAGCAAACGAACACTCCAACAAACGATCTAGTGGCACCAACGTTTCCAAAGCATGCTGCCTCGCACGCACTTCCTGTTTTCGATTTTCTGGTGAATTGTAGTTGATGATATTACCGACAGAAGTTTTGTGATGGCCATATTCTTCCATCAACCTCTCTTTCTTTCGGGTAGTTGGCAAACTTTTTTCAAGGTAAATCCGTCCTTGCCTGTACAATCCTTCATAGCCTTTTTGCAAAAGAGGGCCTTCAATCACTGGGACTTCGCTACTCACCATATCTAAAAGCGCTTCAAATTCATTCAATCAAAACACCTCACTGATCCCGATGTTTTGCATCATGTTTTTCATCTAAGCCATCTAAGAAATTATTCAAGTCGTCAATTTCTTCAGGGGATGATACATGGTCTTCATCAACCCTATGTGCTGCAATGGTAGTGGGTTCATTCTTTTCAGGATATGAAACAACCTTTTTGTTTTGCTCAATAAGTTCCTGTTTAGCAAAGTTAATAACTCTCTTTTGTCTATCGAGAGTTAATTGATTGTAAATAGAGGTAATATTGGTTTTTTCCATCTCAACATCAAGTCCCATGAGCCAACCTTCATTAACATCTAAAGCATTAGCCAATAAGAGGAGATTATCCTGTTTGGCCTCATATTTTGCTTTGAGGTAATCACTTATGGAATTTCTACCAATACCAGTTCTTCTGGATAGTTCAGCTTGTGAGATTCCTTTTTGGGATAAGGCTTCATTTAATCTTTCTGCGAAACTGTTCATAATTCTGTACACCTCCATGAACACATTATACTGTTAAATTTTATTAACAGCAAGAACAAAGTACAGAAAACTGAACATTTTTTGTTGACATCTATTAACTTTGCGTTTAAGATGATGTTGTACAGAAAACCGAACAAAAGGAAGAGGGTGTTTAATGATGAAGTTATCTGTCACATATAACTATGAGTTGCTATTAAAAAAAATGAAAGAAAAGCGGTATTCTCAAGAATCACTAGCGCCTGCCATTAATATGAGTCGGACTTCTCTTAATCAAAAACTAAATAGCAAGTCAAATTTCACTCAATCAGAAATTCTCAGGATGGCGAAACTATTGGAAATTCCTAATGACGATGTGGGGGAATATTTTTTTACAGCTATTGTACGGAAAACTGAACAAAGAGAGGAGGTGAGCTAGATGGAGGAAAATACGGAAATCAATCCAGATAAAATCTTATTAGAGCAAATTAAGCTTTTGAATGAAGAATCAAAAAAAGAGCAAACCACAGCAATAGAGAAAGTTGGGCTTTCTCAAGCAATGACAGCTCTTTACAAAGCAATTATGGAGTAATGGTTAAAACATCCATCCTTGTTTCTTTCCTGTTTTCAAAGCTTTTCTGATTTCTGATAAAACCTCAGAATATTTTTTTGCCAGTTCTTCCGGGGTGATATCTGATAAATCTTGATTCTGCAAGTATAGCATTGTCAGAGCTTCAGCTTTTGTTGAAGGGAAAGTATTTAAGCTTGATTCATTAGACATATTTATTCACCACCTTTCTGCTTTTAATTCTAGCAGACGGAAAAGAAAAAGAAAGAGGAGGTTAGGTAGGTGGAAGAACAAAAAAAGACTTCCGAATTAATGGAAGCCAAAGGTGTACATGCCGATTTAAGTCAGATTCTCCCATCAGGAGCACTGCTTACTTTTGAACGGAAAGACCCAATTGTTAGTGAAATTCTATCAATCCTTTCGAAAAATAAACTCACTGCTGAGGAGGCTGAGTGCGTACTTTCGGAAGCGATTGATACGATACCGAGTATTGCTGTGATTAGTTCTATTTAAAAGCCTTAATAATCGCATGAGTGCTTTTCTTAATTGCTGCTGCTTCAGGGGTATCTTTACTGTTTTCTTTTGATGACCATAGCATTGTCCTGGACATGTCAGTTTTAACCGAAAAATTCTCAGTATGGATGGTTCCGTCAAGCTCTTGATACTGAATGATAAAGTATAAAGTTGTTTTTATTTCAGGATCAAAAGCAGTTGTAAATTTTTGATTTGGAGCAATTACACCACCAACTAGGCTTGAAAAATCAATTGGAAAGCGTGCTTTTTCTGGAACACCTTCAATAGAAATATTGAGTATTTTAGCTGAGGTATTTCCAAAATTTTTAAGAGCTAAGTGTGCTGAAAAATAAATAGTGTCGATTGTTTCCGCATACACAGAAAGATACGGTCGATTAGCATCCTTTATGGATTTTTCAGTTAATCTTATGGATTTGCTTGATTGAAACAATGCGACAAGTGAAATGATTACAGTGGATATTGTCAGCATAATATCTATCCAATCTTTTGTAGTCATAGAATTACCACCTTTCATTAGAAGTATATCAAATCGAAGTGTGTGAAAGAAAGAGGGGTGTGATTTATGCCAACAGTTACAATGCCGGTTAGTTTGCCGGATGAATTTATTGACGAGGTGGCGGCAGCTATCACTGCAAAAGTGATGGAGAATATTTCGCTTTATATCAAAGCAAATGAGCTTCCGCCATACCCAAACAGAACAGAACTAAGGTCTATTTTGAAAATAGGGGATGAAAAAATCAATCAGTGGATTAAAGATGGTCTTCCTCAAATTCCATGGAGCAAGAAAGAAACAAAGTTTGATCGCGATGATGTCAAGCAGATGATTAATTCAATGAAATACTAAAATATGCCCGCCAGCATGTAAGCAATACTATTAATGTTCCATTTACAACATTTTTCTGATTATCAAAATATTAGTTTATGGATGGAGGTATCAAAGTGAGTGAACTGATAAAAGTGACTACTAACGAAAATGATGAACAGCTGATCAGCGGACGGGAATTGCATGGGTTTTTAGAAGTAACTGAACGTTACTCAAGCTGGTTCGAGCGAATGCTTAAATATGGGTTTGTCGAAGGAGTGGATTACACAGGGTGTAAAGTTTTTAACGCCCTAGCGAGACAGACCTTGCAAGATCATGCCTTAAAACTGGACATGGCAAAAGAAATATCAATGATCCAGCGTTCTGAGAAGGGCAGGGAAGCACGGCAGTATTTTTTGCAGGTTGAGCGTGCGTGGAATAATCCAGAAATGGTCGTTCAGCGTGCTTTACAAATTCAAACTCGTAAAGTTGAAGCGTTGCAACTTGAAAATGCGGAGATGAGGCCCAAGGCGTTGTTTGCTGATTCTGTTTCAGCGAGTCATACCAGTATTTTGGTTGGTGATCTTGCCAAGTTAATTAAGCAAAACGGGGTGGAAATTGGAGCCAATCGCCTTTTCAAATGGTTGCGTTCTGAAGGGTATCTAATCAGACGAAAAGGTACTGACTGGAACATGCCTACTCAGAAATCTATGGATTTAGGATTATTCGAAGTGAAAGAGGCAGTAGTTTCTCACTCTGATGGACATACGTCAATTAACAAGACACCAAAAGTAACAGGCAAAGGGCAAGTCTATTTTGTAAACAAGTTGGTTGAAAAGCCAAAAGGAATCTTAACCACTAGTAATCAAATACTTTATTGAAGGAGAACAAAATGAAATATGTAATTCGAATTGTTGCTGTCACGCTCATCTTTTTTAATATTTTGCATATATGGATGGATTGGCAGATGGCGCTTGTATGGACGCTGCCATTTGGGTTATTGCTTTTTACTTCATATGATGATGCAGATGTAAAACGAACTGAAAGGAGAAAACGGAATGAAATTTAACCAACAGGAATTGCATATCTCTGTACCTAAGAAGTATGGCAAGCCATATGCACAGAAAATCAAGAATATTTTATGGACAAGATTTGAATCATCAGCTGAAGTAGAGGACCGGTCTTTTGATGGAGATGAGGAAGCCGACATTTCAATTTACTTTTTATCTACTGATGACCAATACACCCAATTAATAGCCTTGATTATCACTTATTTTGGGAATATTTTGCGATGACGCAAAAAAAGACTGACAACAGCCGCCAAGCATTGTCAGTCGAAGAAATCATTTAACTAAAGAAAGTATAGCACAGGAGGGAGTAGTTTTTCCATGAAGAAAATTAACACCAATCTCAGCACTCTCGCTGAAGGTGCGTTGCAAGAACGGTTTGACCATGCCGTCGCTCAAGTTACAGAAAATATTTTGGATGTGAACACAGACCCAAAGAAAAAGCGAAAAATCACAATTACCATAACCATGGCTGCGTTAGATGATATCCGTGACCAGATGGTAATGATGACTGAAGTGAAACCAACGTTGGTTCCTCGTGATCCAGTTGGAACTAGGATCTTAATTGAAGGTAATGGGCAAGATGTATTTGCTAATGAATTGCGAAGCGGCCAAAAAGGGCAAATGTTTTTTGATCCCGCCGATTCTCAACTAAAAGATGACAAAGGAAAGCCAGTTGAAGAAATCGAAAAAGAAGAAAAGCAACAACAAGCGAAGTCAGGTGAAATTATACGTTTCACTGATGATAAAAAAGCCAAACTAATTAGGAGGATGAATAATGACAGAAAATATCAAAGATGCATTGGCGTATGCAGTAAAACTGCGTGAGGGCCAAGATATAGTTTACTTAAATGGAGAGAAACGTTGGTATGACGCAGATAAGGCTACTTTAGTCGAGTTAGATGGTCTGAAATATGCCAATACCCTAAAAGTGCACACTTTAAGTGGCTTAATTGGCTATCTCAAGGAACGTTTTGACAAAACATTAGGTGAAAAACTCTTGGTTCATGTTGCCTCGCCAACAAGAGTGGATGTTTATTCAGAATTAGACGCAGACCGAAAACGAGAATCGGCAATTGTGGCTACTGCTGAACTTGATCAATATCCTTATGGGCGATTCATGGATTCAGAAAAATTTATTATCAATATTTTGTCACTTTTTCAAAGAGACTCAAATTCAGAAGCAATTCGCAAGTGCGCAAGTGCCATCCGAATTGAGGGTGGCGGAGATTTAATTGATGATGGCGTTTCTCAAGTCGTCACAGTTAAACAAGGAGCTGCTACTAAGGGACAAGCTGAAGTACCAAGCCCGATTGAACTCCGGCCATTCCGGACATTTTTAGAGGTAGAGCAACCTTCAAGTCCATTTGTTTTTCGTATTGATAAGGAGGGCGATTGTGCCCTTTTCGAAGCGGATGGTGGTATGTGGAAGAACCACGCTATCAATAATGTGTCGGAGTTTTTGGAGGATGCTTTCAAAGAAGAAATTGAATCAGGTTTTATCACTATCATTGGCTAGAAAACTGAATAGGGCTGTATGAGTTCGTTCATGCGGCCTTTTTCTTTGGCAAAATTTTGGACAAAACAAAAAAAGAATGGCTACCCTGGCAGGCAGACATTCTAGGAGCTGGTTTAACTCATTCATCTATGTGTATTATACCATCTCCTAATAGCTTTTTCAAAGAAACGCTGTGTTTTCAGCGTTTAACGTCCTTGTAATCGATACTAACTTGATGGACAAAGTGAAAAAAGAGAGGGAGATACACATGGTGAGATCGTTTGTACGGGAGAAAAGAATAGAGGCAGGTAGATTTTTGGATTTGAAAATCTATTCAAGGTCCTGGGTACAAGAAATGAAGTGCAAAGAAAAAAGAGCACGAAAAATGAAAATGACAGAGCCTCCTCAAAAGGCAGGAAATGACAGAGCAAGAAAGAAATACGGGAAATTACTCTTATATACAAATTTTGGAACAGGTGACTATTACGGTACATGTACTTTTATGCCAGGTAGACTTCCAAAAAATCCAGAAGATGGTGAGAGAATTCAAGGAAATATTCTAAAAAAATTGAAAAGGCTGTATCAAAGAAAAGGTCTTGAATTGAAGTACATGCTTTTTACGGAATACGACTATAACGAAAAGGATGGATTCAAAGAAAAAAGATTTCATTTTCATATTGTGATGAATGCGGGTGTTGATCGTGATGAAATCGAGGCATGTTTTTCAGAAGGTAGAGGGAAAAAAGCAAAGCCTTATGGTCGAATGGAAGTCCAACGAATCACTCCTGATGGGGATGGTTCAAATGAGACTTTATTTAACTACCTGACTTGGCAAGAGAAAAACGTAAACGGTAAGTGGGTGAAAGGGGTCAAACGTTGGTCGAGAAGTCAGAACTTAGAAAAACCGACTATTACCACAAACGACAGTGCTTGGTCCCAACGGAAATTAGAAAAAATGGGTAAATCAACTGATGTTGGGGAAGAGCTAATCAAACAACGGTTCCCAGGGTATCGAATAGTTGAATTACCTGAAGCTAAATTTTTTGAAGATAGTGGATGGCATATCCATGCCAAACTAATCAAATATGACAATGAGAGGGAGATTAGCGGATGAGCGGATATTCAAGAAGTATGCAAAATCGAATGAACAATGATCACGGTGATTTTTTAGAAAAAATGATTGATCAAGCGTGCCTTTATTATCGAAATAATGGGGTGGCCATGATTGAGAAAACACCGGAGCCTTTTCGTGTAAAGAAAAAGATGGAGAAAGGTCAATTTGTCGGGCAGTTCCTTGGCCATGCTCAACCTGACTACAAGGGGACTCTTGCTGGTGGCCGTGCCATTGCATTTGAAGCCAAGATGACAACCACCGATAAGTTAAAGCAGTCAGTGATTACCGAATATCAAGCAGCATGTCTTGAGCATCACTATCAAATGGGTGCTGAAGTTGGTGTGTGCTGCCTTATCAATAAAACTGCCGCTTTTGTGCCTTGGTGTATCTGGAAGAAAATGAAAACTCTTTTCGGTCGAAAATACATGACTGAAGATGACTTGAAAAAATACCAGGTGCCTACGATTGGCTATGTTGATTTTCTTCGAGTGTCAGAGAGGAGATAGTCATGGCGCTGCTAAATCGAAAAATAGAGGAAATGAAGTTTGATATGTTTTGTAAAACACGGGGATGGAAGTTTGTGGATATGCATTTGAATCCAAAGAACCCGAATCAGCGAATTGCTGTATGCGTGGATCAAGAGGGGATGAATCGAACTTTTTTGATCGCTGAATCTGGGAATTACTATGAGTGCTTTCCGGGAAAGATAGCCATTTTCACACCGTACGTTTTAGAGGAGGAATAAAAATCATGGAGGAATCGTTAAAAAGCCAAGCACTACAAAAGATGTTAGAAGAAATGTCAAATGACCATACATCAGCAGAAGATTACATCCACAATTGGTTGTGTGGCCAAGATGATGAAGCATTATTTGCCGGTATTTTAAAAGACGGGAAGACCATCAATGGGGCAGTGAAATATATGGCCAAGCAAGCTAGAAAAGGCGTTTCGGGGAATATGGCAGCTGTGGATGATGCTACCGGCTTTAGCTGGGTTCGAGATTATTTCACCGGAGAAGATGTTGAGGAAGTAGAGAATTTGAATTTTGCGATGCAATCAGCTGTCGTGAAACCAGCGCCAGCACCTAAGCCGAAGACCAAGACTAAAAAGCCAATTGGTGGGGATGAAGATGGCCAGCTGAGTTTGTTTGAGGACTTGATGGTATGAAACATAAAGCGAAATGGTACGTTGACCACCGACTAAAGCCGCCAAAGAAATTTTTTGACTGGTGTTTTTCTCAGATACCCACTTACAGGTGGAAAAACAAAGAAGAAACGATACTCGCATCTGATCGCCGGGGATGCCAGGTTATTGAAAAGCAGCTGACCAAAAGGACAAAGCTAGATTTTGATGAATCAATGAAAAGCTTTGCCATTATTTTAGTAACTAAGACTAGGATAGAAATCCAGTCCTATGCTTTCTTTTCTAAAATAAGAGGAGGGAAACAATCAATTGAGTTTAACCTCAGCAATATGGAGTACTTCGGAAATGATGAGGTGGTAAAAGTTGGTAGTTGGCCAAACGGGTATTTCTTTGGGTTGATTCCTAACTATTCCCCAATAGGTGGCCCATACGAACGAACTACTTTTTTTGAGAATGACTGGAAACAGTTAATAGCTGAAAAATCAGAACTTAGATACCTAAAAATATATGAATTAGAACGGCCTAATCTTGGCCATCTTTACCACTATCGGCGAGAAATTGAGTTTTTACAAAAGATCGGTGCCAATCGACTAGCATCAGATGTCTATCATGGTTATGGCGTAGATATGAGAACTATCAATCAGAAATGGCTTCACAAATATAAGAGTTTCTTCAAAAATTCTGATCGTGGATTTTTTGAGTTTGAACTGGAACGGCGTTTAAAAGCTAGAAATGGAAAGGTTGTTCCTGGTATTGAAAAGTTTTTGACCTATCGGGATGTAAATAAAATTCCCAAGGGGATAGGAATGATTAAGTTTCAAAATTGGGTAATCAAAAATAAAGTGAGGTTTCCCTATTATTTGGACTACCTAGACCTATTGAAGGACTTGGGGATTGATCCAATAGGGGATGAGAATTTGATTACCCCGAAAGATTTAACTATAGCCCATGATAATGCTGTTGAATTGCTGAGTATTTTAAAAGAAGAGCAGAGACGAAAAGAAACAGAACTGTTAGAAGCTCAGTATCAGAAAACTTTAGCTACCAGGGAGAAGTTACAAGATGAAGTGGATGGATTTGTCTTTCTTTTACCTAAAAAATTAGATGATTTGATTGCAGAAGGAAAGGCGCTCCATCACTGTGTGGGCGGCAGTGGCTATGTGAGAAGGCATAAAAATGGTGAGACTACTATTATTTTTGTCAGGCCAGCCGAAAATCCGGCTACCCCATTTTTCACTATGGAATACCGAGGTGGGAAGATAGTTCAGCTGAGAGGCAAGCACAATCAGGACCCACCGGAAGAGGTACGCGCTGCGGCAAATCATTGGCTAGAAGAGATTAACAGAAAGAAGGTTCGTCATGAAAGCAATCGACAGACTGAATGTGTTGCTGTCTGATTACAAGTTTCCGTTGGCGGTACTTCAAGATGTCAACCATCGTTTGGAGTGTTGTCAGGATGAAGCTTATGTGGAGCAGCAGGGCAGATATTTGGAAAATTTGATAGAAATCAATATTGGGAAGTGGAGGATTACGGTATGAACATGAATATTGAAGTTAGAAATGAATTGAGACCTTGCTTGGTGACACTTAGAAAGATTGATAGAAAATCGGGGTTAAAACTGAAAGATAAGGTTGTCCCGGGGATGTTTCACGGTATATGGCAGCACGCCCACACTTTTGACCCGGTTTTGATAGGGCAAGTTGGTGGCCAGATTTCTAACCCGGTAGCAGTAGTAGAAATCGATGGAAAACTTCAGACAGCGGATGTTAGAGATGTTGAGTTTACTGATGTCGTGAAAGTCGATGAGGCCACAAAGGAAGAGGTGGATTGATGAAATATATTTATGTGGTTTTTGAGGATATAGATATTGATGGTGGATTCGGGGATGCAATTCCAACTATCTCTCCTCATTGTGCGTTTGAAACAGAGGTAGAAGCTAAGAACTTTGTCAGACTAAATAGTAATCCACAAGTATATGAAACACCGTATGATGAACTTTACTCTGGTGGATTGCATTACAAAGCTGTTCCTATTGGAGGACCAATTGAGGAGGAAGATCTTTTATGAAAAGAAAAATTGTTGAACGAATAAGATGGGCGCTTCCATGGTTATTGCTAGTATCTGCTATCGTTTATCTAGCGTTGAATGATTTTGTTACTGCGACGTATTTTATTGTATTATACGGAATCATTTTAATTACTGATCAAATTCGGGAGATATCTAAGAATATTTCGTTTATCTGGTGGACGTTATACAACCATCCAAATGTGAAGAGGGAGGAGCAAGATGAACAATAGACACCGACTGGTAGCTAGACTTAAAGCTAAGGAACAGCAATACAATATAAGAAAAATAAAGTGTTTTAACAATGAAACAGTGAAAAAAGTAACTGATATTTTTTCAGCTATGATTAATTTGATTGGTGAAGCATTAGAATTCTACGGTACAGGGATAGCAAAGATTGGTAAAAGCATACAAGGGAAAGAAAATGATACGCTGATGAATAATCTCACACCAGATGAATGGATTGCATTGTCCAGATATATTAGAGGAGATTTATATATTGGAGGTGCCAATGAGGGGAGAGAGGAGCAGATTGAGCTTTTCAGGTCTGCTGCTATCAAGATTATACGCATTGGGGATGTGCTTGAAGGTGATCAGCTGTGAGTTTTTATCTTATTGTTGGTATTGGTTGGATGATTGTAATAATTCGGTCCTCAATTTTGTTGGGCAGATACTTGGATAGTAAGGAGCTAGAATACATGGGAAAAACGAAATCAAAAGTCAAAAAGAAAAAACGCCGAATGTTGGCGGCTGCAATTACGAATGGGACGGAGAAAAGACATGGCCAGAAGAAAGAAAAGTGATTTGAAGCCGGGGATGAAAGTTTATTGCGTTGGAGGAGAAGCATGGTTGCATCCTTTCCGCGGAGTAATCCAGTTTGTCCGTCAGAACAGTGTAGTCGTATTAATCGAAAGCAGTCATGAAGAGGATGACCATTTGATTGATGAGTTGCATGGGAAAACTGTAATTAGTAAGAAAAATATATTGGTCCGTTGACCCTGAATCGAGGAGGAAAAGCATGAAGCAACAAGATTATGTATTAGGACTGACAACTACATTTGGTATCCGAGTTCCTGTTCTGATTAACCAGGAGGATATCAGTTTAATTTCCTCGATTGCATCAAAAACCGCCATGAAAGAAACGATTGCTTATTTAGCTGAGGAATCATTTACCGAATTGTTGAAACGGAATAATGTAGAGGTAATCAATGCTTTCCGAAAAGTTTTGTCTGACCACGAGAAGGAAATGCGACAGGCAGAAAGAGATAAAAAACGGAACATGATCAAAAATACAGAGCTTCTCCTAGTGAACTATCGGAAGTGTAAAGAAATGGTTCGAGAGATTGATATGGACAAGTACACGGATGAGGGAACATTTCTTGCTTCTGATGAACTGACGTTGGAGACATTAGAGAAGTATCGCATGAAAACCTATAAGATGGTCCGCCACGTCGAAAAGATGCTGGTAGCATATGAGTGGGAGTGCAATCGAGGAACCGAAGATGAGAAGCGGCGCTGTGCTGTGATGAAGAAACGATATATTGACGATCGGCGAATGACTATTTCAGAAATAATGGAGTATTACCATATTGGCCAATCAACAGTGTACTCAGATACCAAGCGAGTTGTTAAGGATATGGCTTCACTGATATTCGGTTATGATGCTGTTATGTTTCAATGATTGGAAAAATCAAAGAAAAAAGCAAAGGTTTTACGTGATATAATGATAGCGTGAAATTGGTATAGTGATAACCTCCTTTCTCCTCGTCGAAGTCGGCGGGGAGTTTCTCGTTATTAAATACTGATTCACCTAACAATGCTAAAACGCACCCAAGGTAAAGCGAGAGCGAGGCGGTTCAAGTCCGCTAGTCTGGTGACCAACTACTGCAGAGTTGCGGGACGTTCGATTCGTCTGGGGTGTTTTACATATTAATGGAGGTGTTGTCATATGGCTAGAGCAGACAGGTCAGGACCTCATAGAGTAGCCTTTGAAAAGAATAAGAAACGTATTCTAAAGACCGAGAACATCTGTGGGATTTGTGGTAAGCCGGTGGACAAGCGGCTCAAGTCTCCTGATCCAATGAGTCCAGTCATTGACCACATTGTTCCAGTTTCAAAAGGTGGTCACCCATCGGCAATAGAAAACTTGCAGTTGGCTCACTGGACCTGTAACCGGCAGAAGTCAGACAAGATGTTTAATGCTAAGCAAGAAGAACCAAAAGTAATTGGTAATAGGAACCTTCCTCAAAGCTTAAATTGGGATTTATACAGGGCGAATAAATAAAAAGATAAAAAGATATTAGAAAAAATTTGGAACCTAACAGCGCGAGAAAGGAGGGGGCATACCACCCCCTACCGGTTGGTGGCCGAGGAGATCGGAAGAGCGTCGTGTAGGGAA